TATGATGATTCTAGAGTGGGGCAATGAGCCCGAATATCATACATGGCCAGGGCAGCCCACGTTTAGAACCTACAAGCTGAGTCAGATTATTGACGACCCAGAAGGACTTCTACGTGAGAAGATGCATTGCCGTGTGACTATCGACTTGCCTATTACGTTCGAAGAAGCAAACTTTATCAAAGAGCAGTTTATTCCTCAGTACAAATTACGTGAGTTGATGTTAATCCCCGAAAAAGTAGAAATAGAATCAAATTCTGTTCCAATTGATATTAGCTTTGAAAGTGTAGATACAATTGTTATGAATCAAATTAATGCTATCGAAAGCGATGCATTTGACAAAGGTATGTTGTTGGACATTTATAGAAACCTATGACAATTAAGATAAAGAATTTAACCGTTCGCAACTTTATGAGTGTGGGCAATCAAACCCAGGCTATTAGTTTTGACAAAGGCCAGCTTACACTTGTACTCGGTGAAAACTTAGACCTTGGTGGAGATGATAGTGGTGCTCGCAACGGTACTGGTAAGACTACTATTATTAACGGCCTTAGCTATGGCATTTATGGAACTGCTCTTACTAACATCAAAAAAGATAATCTAGTTAACAAGATTAACGGTAAGGGTATGTTAGTTACCCTGACATTTGACAAAGATGGTCAAGAGTATCATATTGAACGTGGCCGTAAACCTAACGTACTCAAATTTAGTATCAATGGTCAAGAACAATATCTTAAAGACCTAGACGAAAGTCAAGGTGATAGTCGTGAAACACAAAAAGCCATCGAAGAAATGATGGGCATGAGTCACGATATGTTTAAGCATCTTGTGGCGTTGAACACTTACACCGAACCGTTCTTGTCTATGAAAGCTGGTGAACAACGCAGCATTATTGAGCAGTTATTGGGCATTACTTTACTTTCTGAAAAAGCAGAAACCCTTAAAGAAGCTATCCGTATTAGCAAAGATTCAATTACGACAGAAAACACTCGCATTGAAACTATCAAAGTGTCCAACGAGCGTATACAGCAGAGTATCGATGCGCTAGAACGAAAACAGCGCCTGTGGGATGAGACTAAAGAAAAAAATATCGAAAATATTTTAAAGAGCATTGACACGCTTAGTACTATTGATCCAGAAGTTGAAATTGTTAATCATAAGGCTCTTGCTCTCTACAATGAAAAACGTAAAGACATTAACGATTTAACTAGCGCAATGCAACGCACTCGATTAGAACAAGATAAAGATACAAAACGATTCGATAAGCTAACTGCTGAAATTGCTACTCTTAAAAATCACCAATGTCATGCCTGCGGACAAGAATTTCACGATGAAAAACATGAGTCTGTACTTTCCGGTAAACTTAAAGATCTCGAAGAAGCTACTGTTAACTTCGAATCTGCCGGGGAAATAATTATGGACACTGAATTTGCCTTGAAAGAAATTGGTGAATTGGGTGATTGTCCTAGAGTACAGTACGACAGCTTAGAGGAAGCACTTAATCATAAGAATACTATCAACGGGTTAATTAAAGATTTAGAAATTAAAGAAGGTGATAATAATCCGTATCTTGAACAGATTAACGAACTTAAGAAAAGTGCGGTTCAGGAAATTAACTGGCAAGCTGTAAATGAAGCTAACCGCATCAAAGAGCATCAAGAGTTCCTGCACAAGTTGCTAACAAATAAAGATAGTTTTGTACGCAAACGAATTATTGATCAAAACTTAGCGCACTTGAATCAACGCCTAACATATTACCTCGATAAGATTGGGTTGCCACATATCGTTGAATTCCAGAATGACTTGAGTGTTATTATTACACAGTTAGGCCAAGATCTAGACTTTGATAACTTATCACGTGGTGAACGTAATCGATTAATTCTAAGTATGAGCTGGGCATTCCGTGATGTGTGGGAAAACTTATATCATAGTATCAACTTATTGTTTATTGACGAGCTTGTTGATAGCGGTATGGACGCTAGCGGTGTTGAAAGTTCTATTAGTGTACTTAAAAAGATGACTCGCGAGCGTGATAAGAATGTGTTCTTGATCAGTCACCGTGATGATTTAACCAGTCGAGTAAATCATGTGCTCAAAGTAATAAAAGAAGGCGGCTTTACCACTTACAGCAACGACGTAGAGATAGTACAATAAATGAGTACAGACAGTCATGATCGTATGATCCACGCTTTTCAGGAATACTTTAAGTATCAGGATCGCTTTGAACATCGAGGTTCAGATAGTGCTGGTGTTAGAGCACGATATTGGCTGAGTGAGATACGCAATGAGGCAAGTTTAAGGCGCACAGAAATACAGGCAAAAAGAGACGAACGTAAAGCAGCCAGGAAAGGCATGGTAGGAAGACCCCCTAAAATAAGTACTCGATGACATGGTACTATAAGAAGAAAGAAATTACTGCAATCTCCGAAGATTATATCGGTTTCGTATATCTTATTACCAATGTCATCTCTGGGCGCAAGTATATAGGCAAAAAACTAGCAAAGTTCGCAAAAACAACTTATAAAACAGTTACACTTAAGAACGGCACTAAGAAAAAAAAGAAAATTAGAGGCAAGATTGAAAGCGATTGGAAGGACTATTATGGTTCTAGCGATGCGCTTACAGCAGATATTAAGACTTTAGGCAAAAATAACTTCACCAGAGAAATTCTATTTTACTGCAAAAACAAATCAGAATGCAGCTACATCGAGGCAAGAGAACAATTTAAACACAAAGTTCTAGAATCTACTGACTGGTACAACGGTCACATACAGGTTCGAGTTCACGGCTCACATATCCTCAAAAAACCCAAAATTTAAGCAACACCATTGCCGCTAGGCACAGACAATTTCAACAAATCCAGGCATTTAATCACCAAAAAAGCCCGCACCGGCGACTATAACTGTGCCCCAAATCCGTTCTGATGTGTGACGGTAAGGAATCTCTACTTGGTGAAGAGGTTATAAATCACTATCCTTAACAGGACGACGATCGGATACGCCTACGTACAACCGGTTTGATTTATAAAGAGAATATTAAAAAAGGCTAAAAGATGGGAGAGAGACCCACGATTACTATGTGCGATAGCGTGTGCATAGTAATTCGCCGTTATTATTAAGACGGAATGAGTAGGTACCGGATAACCGCCTACGCAAGCAGCAATGCTTATAGTTCTAACGCTACTGTGTACTGTGCAACTCGCATAATGCTAGATTTTCTTAGCCCGCAAGGGCTAAGTGTGACTGAACAATCTGCATAATACTTAATTGCATTAATAACATATCTCTTAAAATACTGTTAAATAAAAGAAGTGCTTTGAGCGTGAGCGAAAAAGCAAATGAGCTTTAGCTCATTATTGTAATAAATAAACTATAGATCTGAAAAAGATTATAACATATGCCTAGGAATGAATTAAAATGCGACTAACTGAAATCTTAACTGAATCACAAGAACTTGAAGAAGGACCTTTAGGTGCTATTGGTCGTGGACTAGCTAAGGGCATTGGCGGGGTTGCTAAAGGCGTTGGTATGATTGGCGGCATTGCAGGTGGCGTTAAGAAAGCGTACCAAAAAGGTAAAGCTACTTCTACTGCAAACATTGCAGGTGATGTTCCAGATGCAGAACCAGATGCAGAACAAGATCCAGCTGTGAAAAAAGCATATGACGATGAATATGCTAAAGTTACGGCTCCTAAGAAAGCAGCTCCTAAGAAAGCAGCACCAATGGCAGCAGCATCTGGGTACAAACAAGCACAGCAGGCCATTGCCACTTTAAAGCCTAGCGAGAAACAGAAAATTCTTGCTATGCTACAAACTTCAATGACAGCGCCGGCTCCTGTACGCAAAAATCCAGTTAGAGTTACTGGCAGAGCAGCAGCTCAACCAGCTCAACCAGCTATGCAGACTCAAAGTAAAGTTAATAGCGGTAAAGTAGTTGCCGAAGGCTTTACATTGTTCCGTCAAAAGTAATATATACAGCCAACAAAAAGCCTGCTTTAAGCAGGCTTTTTTATGATTAAAAGAAAGGTAAGTTAGTTTTCTTTGTAGTCTCTAAGTTTTCTTTAATAATCTCAGCAACAATTTCTCTTTCATCATGACTTAGATTCATGCCTTCACTATAAGAAAGACCTCTCATGTACCAACACATTTTGAGAACGTCTTTCTTGATTCCCTTAACCTCAGACTCCATCCGTTTGGCTATCTGTAAAATCTCCGGCAAAGGGCTGTTTAAGATTTTACTGCGAAAAAATTTGATTGGTCCATTGTCACAGGTAGTAAGAACTCCTTATGACAGTCTCCGCATTGGACATCTTTTGCTTTAAACTCTATAGTATCTTTAATTTTAGTAATGTGTGTTTGGATAGCTTCAAATACATCTTTAGATGAATTATTAATAAAGTCTTTGATCTGAACTTTATCGTCAGTGGATCCGTCTGGAGTTTCAATATGTGTAATGCAATCTGCAATAATATCAACTGTGAGTTCAGTTAGTCTAACAAAACTTTCACCAAACTTTTCTAACTTTAGTTCATCGCTGATTTCTTCATTGTTAATAATGCCAAAGATCTTCTGTTGCTCTAGTGTTTTAATTGATGCTTTTGTAACTTCTTTATAGTTGTAAGGTCTCACATGCACGTTTAGCGGCCCAGCTTCTACAATTGAATTGTAAGTAAATTGGCTAAAGATACCAATCCAGTCTGACAGGTTGATATCGTAGGTATTTTCTTCTTTGCAATGTGGACAGTCTACTCTAACTTCCATGTTTTCGCCGTAGGTAGCGATGCGGATAGCAATGAGTGCAAAGTCTAGATCAATACTGGGCATTGCCCAGGGATCTAAAATAGCAGGAATACAACTTTTAATAACTTCAACTGTACTTTGCCCGCTTAACAGTGCATCAGGAGTTTTAAACATTAACTCGTCTTTGGCAGTCATTGAGTATACAGGATATTCTTCGTTTGCACTAACGTCTAATGCACCTGGGGGATAGAATCGACCTTGACTAGGCAATCTCACATAGATTTTAGGCTGTCTATACCAATTAGCCAAAGGATTTAATTTTGGCGTTTGCGGTATATTTACATTTTGATTCATATTTTTCTCCGATAAATACAATAGTGTTATAACGTATTTATGTACGCAGTTTACCAGGAATTTATTTAATGGCATCAGTAACAATTGATATACCAGGCATAGGAAATGTAGAAGCTAAGAATGCAGCGTCTGAAGCCACCTTACGAGAGTTAGTCAGTGCTATTAAGGGAATGAAAGGTGGAAAAGGTAATAAAGACGACGAAAAGAATCAGAGAGATCGAAATAAAAATCAGAAAGAAGATAACGGTAACCGGAAAGCTAGCACTGATCATTTTAAAAGACTAACAGTTGGTATCAGTAGTGTTGTTGGAGGGTTCTTTACTCTAGGTAATAAACTAACCAGCACTGTTAGCCAGTTCGCTCAGTTAGATGGTTCAATTACAGATGCAGCTGATATATTTAAACAGTTACCAATTGTGGGCGGCCTAGTAGGTGGAGCATTTGGAGCAGTTGCTGGCGCAGCTGATAGAGTTACTAAATCATTTGTAAATGCCGCAGGCGGCGGAGCAAGTTTCGGTGGAAGCATGGCTAGTTTCTCTGCATCAGCATCTCAAGCTGGCATGAACTTGGCAGAATTTGGATCATTAATTAAAAATAACGGTGCCGGCTTGATGGCCTTTGGTACAACTACCGAAGATGGTGCTAAAAACTTTGCACAAGTTTCAAAATCAGTACGGTCAACTAGTTCGGAGT